GACGAAACTCGATTATGATATGATTCGACAACATCGTACCATGCGTCTAATTGTTGTTCGGGATTTGCTAACTTACCTGTCTGAACCCAACCAAGTTTCATCGGCGGGATTCCGAATACAGCGCAAATCTCTTCACGATAATAATAGAGTAAATCCAATTGCGCTCCTTCACGAGTCGAATCAATAAGCCTGTGCATATTGAAACCCGAACCGCCATTGATAGCAATCAAACCAAACGGAGATTGACCGGCTGACAATTGTTGCTCGATAAGTCCGAGCATCGCTTTCATCTCGGCGTTGGAAATATCTCCAACATTTAGAATAGTCTTCGGTAAAGTTCCGGTGTAAAGAGCGTTCAGATAATTGCTCAAGTTCAATTGTCCTGTGATAACTTCGAGTAAAGGAATAAGCGGAGATGAACCGTAGCCACGGCCTTGCTTGAACTTAGCAATATGCAAAACTTTGTCAGACGAAAAACGCCTTGTCGTTTTGTTAATGGATTGAACATAAGCCATGTTAGGCGGAGCGGGTAATTGTTTGGCGGGAATGATTTTCATTGTCTCGGCTTCGATAGGCCAAATCGCAATTAAGTCTCCGCCATAATTCCAATCTTCCTGTTTCTCCCCGGATGATTTATCTTCTGAACCATCAAGTTCGAGATACGCATCTCCGAACAGAATCAAATCGAACAACATTGTCTCTAACCATTCATCTCCCATATCATCCGGATTTGGTCGCTTGAAAAATGTTCGAAGTTTGTTTAACTGTTCTTCTGAACCGGATTCTTTTCCGTCATCTAAAATAAACTCATATCCATTTGCCAAAGTGTCGTCAACTGCTCGTCTCAAAATTGCGTTTACAACTTCTGATTTGTTGGCTATTTGTCTCAATAGGTCGTAAGAAACAGGCGTGTTAGCGCCGCTTTTTTTCTGATAACCCGAACTTGTCGCCATTTGTATTTTTGAAAGTGAAGCCAAATCTTTTCCGTCCCAATCTAAAGATTGATTCATCATGTTGTTCAGTTTTTGAACATCAGCAGGGTCAGCCCGACGACGAAGTAAACGGTCTATCAAAGGTCGTTGCCTATCTGCCATCAGTTCATTGAGAACCGCTCTTGGTTATTGAGTCTGTTGGAACTACATCATACCAACGACGCCAACGGATGCACCGGAAGCCGCCACGATAAACGCCATTGTTCTATGAGCGTATGCTTTGATGAACTCTTTAATATCATCTTGGAATGTTTCGACTGCCTTCAATCTCTCACTGATTACAGCCACGTCGATTTTCAATTGATTCATATCCTTCTCGATATGAAAAAGGTGATTATCTTTTATCTTGTTGATTTCTGCCTTTATCTCGGAGATGTCGTCAGACTCACTCATCGACTTTCGCCTCTGCTTCTGCTTCTGCTTTTGCCTCTTCGATTTTTTCTTCCAAATCTTCAACAGCATCGACAACATCATCAGCAAGTTTTTCTCCTTCTGTCAGAGTATCAATCACTTCATCAAGTGTGATTTTTCCGTCAGCCATTATCATCTGATACTTCTTCAAGCCCCAAACTGTCAATGCTCCCACTGCCGCTAATGCCGCTATCCAATATTGTAATTCAACGCCTAGTATATCCATTTTATTTCACCTTATTTTTTTGCCACTTTCTTAGGGGGCGTAGCAGTTTGCCCCTGTGCATGAAGGAAGTCTTGTTCCTTAGCCGCTAACATCTCTTCATGTAATTGTCTCATCTTTTGAGCCTCTAATGCCCATGCTGTATTTGCTTTTGCTTGCTCAATGTCTAACTCAAGACGCATTGGAAGTGCGTTCATTTGAGCGCTCTGTTCTGATTTCCATGCTTCTAGTATAGAGTTAATGAATAAAAGAGCAGGTCCGCCTATGATTGCTATTAGTGCAACATAGAAGTCTAAGTTCTGTTGAATGAATCCGGTTTCGTCGTTCAAACCTTTGTAAATAACATAACAAGCGAACACCAACCAAGATACTACCAAAGGAACTGCAACGAATGTCATCAGTAGGTCATTGAAACTGCGTTCTCGCCTTACCATGTTCAAATCCCTCACGTTAACGGTTTATGAGCGATATGCTTCAAGCGCCAAAAGTTCGAATCTCAAATCCGTCGCCGTCTTCTTCTAAATCAGCGGCCAATCTTGCATAGATGAGAGCGTGAAATGCGTGGTCATCTCCATCACGTCCGTACTTGGTCAATCGCTGTCCTCTGATTGGTTTTGTATTGGCCTCATCTATTTCCGCGCTTGAGTTCAAAGTAGTCCACTCATTTATCATCCATTCTAGTTCATCAGTCTTCCACGGAATCTTGTGAGCCTGTTCTTTGACTGCCTCGATAGCCATCTCAACGTATGTAGTTCTATCAACGACAATCATGTAAATGACATTTCGATTATTGTCTCGGCGTTTGTATTCGTAAGGTGTCAAAGGTCGAGATGAGTAGTAGCAAGATTTCACTCTCTCTCCAAACTCTTCCTGTAATTCTCGAACTTGTCGCGCTCCATATCCAATGTCGCATACAACCTGCTGACAATTATACTGTAAAATTAATTCCTTAATTTTCGCAACCTCATCTTCCTCTCGAGAATCTAACTTGAGCGCGTTCAGAATGTCTCCATTTTTCGGATTCATAATTACGACTGTAGTTTCGCGACCCCAATCAACACCCATCACACAAGTTTCCGGCGGTGCTACTGACTTTGTGATGCCCCTATTGGCGTCAATAGATTCGAGAACGTCCGCGAATGTCAGCGGTTTCGTTGAACCTGCGAAGAACTCACCTTCGACCTCGTTCGCAAATCTTCGCGGAGTGTAAGTTTCTCGTTTCAATTTAATATCTGCATCTGATATTTCCGGGTGCATAGATTGTTTCATGTGATAACCGATAATCGACGCATCGGGATTTGTATGAATCCAATTCTCTCCATCCCATTCTGCTTTGGAAGTCTTCTCCCATAGTTTCCAAAACTCTGAACCTTGTTCACGAGCAGTTCCCGAAACGATGACCCATTTGTATTCTGACAAAGCCAACATCTCAACCAACATAGGAAGAATGTCTCCGTCAGAGTCTTGGTATTCGTCTATGCAACAAAGGTCGGCTTCAACACCGAGCAAAGCGTGGGCATCTCCCCAATTCGAGTAGGCATAAAAATGATTCAAGTTTCTAGCGCCCACGTCGTAGGTCTGATGGCCGACAGAGTTTTTCCTTCGGGATTTCAGTAAACACCCCCCATTGATGGACGACATTAGCGCCCCATTCAATCTCTCTTCAACAAATCTCGAAACCTGCGGTTGTCGAGGCGCTGTATATACCGCATTGAAATACGGAATATTCAGCAAGCCATATAATAGTAGATTACAGATAGTTTCAGTTTTCTCGACTTTACGAGAGCATTTCATTACGATTATTCTAGCCGAATCATATTTCTTGGTCGGCATAAAGTGTCGGTAAATCTCGGTGAGATACGGACGCTCATGCAAAGAGAATGGCTGTCCGTTTATTGTACGGAAATACTGCGACCACCTATCCGGATAGATTGCTATGTCCCTAGCCTGCTCGGGTGTTAGAGGCTCTACCATTCAATAGGTGCGTCATGGTGTTCCAATTTAGACCATTCGTCCACGGAAGCCTGTGCCTTAGCATAACTGTCGAATGTTTGGATAATCGTATTCGTCTCCAAGTCGATTTGCGCCCATACTCCCGGACGTAGTTCGATTGCCTTCATGTTCACGATATGTTCAATCTTCTGAATGATTGGCTGTGCGGTTTGATTGTTCCATGGTAGCCTGTAGTTCTTAGCACATACAGGTCCGTAGCCGTGAGCGGTTGACCTGTGGTCGTGAAGTCCTCTTCGACAGAATGTGCATTTGCCTGCTATCTTACCCATCTCCGCTAACTTTGCTATTGGGTCTGTTGCGAAGTCGCGCATCTCATCAACAAAAGATTGAGATGTGTTTCGGCTGTGATGATAATTTCCACTAGGAGAAATATATCCAAGCGGACTTCTGCGTATTTTTGATTTCGCTACACCCTCACTTCTCCAAACTTCCTCAACCATCAGATTGTCAGTTTTTGGTTCGTTCCTGTTAGAGTCATAAGCGCGGATAACATATTCACGGTCGTCAAAGAAAAGATTGACTGATGGAACTTTGAGTTTCCTTGTACCTGTATCGCCTGCCCTGTTGACAAGTTCGACAACTGCTTCGAAACCACCGACGCCATCTTCGACAGGAATCTGACCGATTTGCTTGTTTATTTGGTCAACGAATGTGTTAACCCATTTCATTTGTTTGTCGGAGATTCTACCTCGTGAATCCCAACCGTCCACCAAGGACGCGACGAATGATTGATTCTGTTTTGCTGATTTCCACTTTGTTGCACCGACTAAATGTCCGTAAGTTCTAAGGATAGCAATCTCGCGAGG